GGCGAATGGCATGTTGTTCCCGTAACAATCATTCCAATGCTCACAATCCCTATCACATGTCGCCCTTTCTTCAAGCGTCAAGGTATAGATTGGCATTCCGGCAAGCTTGCCCTTAGTGACCTTGCGACCAAGCTTCTTATTTGTGCTGGCCTTTAGGACCTTGTGTTTGTAAGTGTCAAGATCGTGGACATTCTTTCTGTACAAGGTGCGACCCTCGATAATTGCCGCGTGAGTTTCGGCTAGTTTAGTCATTTTCTACTCCTATAGAAATCTTTGGTGGCGTACATGCGAGTAGACTTTTCCGTCTGTGGTACACTTACCGCCTTGGGTAAACATTTGCAAGGGCAATGCTACACTACTAATGCGGCATAGTCTGCCATCTTTAGCATGGCCCATTATAAAAATGCGTTGCAAGCCATTGGCTCTATCATTTCTGACGCCTTCTAAAGATCCGTCTTCAAATTCAAAAGGCGTTTCTTTTCCGTCTATTCTAATGGTGTTCACTTTTCTACTCCTTTGATTAACAAAATAGAACGCCTGGACTGACCAGGCGCTCGGTTTTGCTTAACCTCCGAAGTTGTGCAAGTAACGCAAAGGCGCTTTCTTCTCAATGTACAGGCTACGCCTTCCCGTATGTATTGCCAGCATTGTTGGGCCGGACTTGATACCATAGCGCGTTTGCGTCTTACGTTTGCGCCACAATCCCCAACTGTAGCGTCTACCTGTAGTGCCGTCGTTAAGGGGCGAACCGACTAGTGCTTTCTTGAATTTAGCCATCGTATTATTATCCTTTGTTGTTATTCAGTAAACGAAACTTAGTATATTTTATTCTTGTTGTCTATAGTTATTTTCACTTTTTTTAATTTTTTTTTTAAACGTGTATATTTAAAAGGAACGCACACGCGCGTAGCAAGAACTATGCCAAGTTGTCTAATATTAAATTCTATGCAATATCAGTGCCAAACTATGGCCAATCCGCACCTTCACGCACACATTCAAATTTTTCACAATTGGTACCACTGTTGTACCAACATTGTTGCAAAATTGTCACACGATCGGATGTTTACCCTTTGTTCCCCTTGCACAATTTTGTTCCAGTTTTGTTCTATTAACCAGCCGTGTTCCCCTTTTGTTCTTTGTTCTCTTTTGTTCACCTTTTGTTCTCCGTTGAAACAAACCTGGAACAAAACGTGAACAGAATTTTTGCAAACCCCCCACGGGTGATGCATTGTTATATAGTCCTGTTCGTTCATGCCGGGGGGTATTATGAAAACCCTTGACACTATTGTAAAAATATAGTATAATAACGATATGATCCGCATACCAGGATACTTAGGTGGTACTCCAGTGGAGGTTTACACCGTTAAAGAACGAATCGTGAACAAGCTACGGAACCTCAAATGCCAAAAACAAGAAAATACGGTAGCTACGAAGAACCAAAGCCCTTAGACAAGGAAATGACTACCAAAGAACAAGAGTTTATTGTTCAATTGGTAGACAACCATAAGGAACCGGAACAAGCGTTTCACCTTGCTGGGTACAAAGCGGAAGGCTCCCATGCAGGACACAGGGCAAAGCGCCTACAGCGTCACCTTTGGCTCCACATTGAAAACAGAATTAAGGAAAAAGTTGGAGAAACGGCGACACTGGCTTTGTCTGTCCTGGAGCTTTTGATGAGAGAAGCGGAATCTGAGAATGTCAAGTTAAACGCTGCCAGGGACATTCTTAGCAGGGCAGGTTACGATGCAGTTAGCAAGCAAGAGACAGTTATCAAAGAAGTTACAGAGCTAACTGATAAGGAGCTTGACGAGCAGATTGAGCGTCTTAGCGAGAACGTGGTGCAACTGCGTGGTAAGTAAGGAAGAGGTACTGGAACTGTTACAGGAAAAACAGCGAAGGTTAGAAACCAGACGCCTTGAACAGTATAATCCTTACCAGTACCAAACAAAGTTCCACCTGGAGGGCAACAGTTGCGCCCAAAGGATTTTAATGGCGGCTAACAGAGTAGGAAAAACCTACTGTGGAGCCGCTGAAACAGCATACCACCTGACAGGTCAATATCCTGAGTGGTGGGAGGGACGTAGATTTACCAAGCCGATCAGAGCATGGGCAGCTGGTGAGTCAAACGACACAACCAGGGACATTATCCAGAAAGAGCTATTTGGAAACCCACAAGACCCTCAGAAGAAGGGAACAGGGGCAGTACCACTGGACAGCATTGTAGAAACAGTAAGGAAACCAGGAGTACCCAATGCTTTTTCTAGCGTTTTGGTCAAACACCGCAGCGGAGGAAATTCTCAGATCAGCTTCAAAGCCTACGAACAAGGGTTTGAGAAATTCATGGGGGAAGCGATTGATGTTGTCTGGCTTGATGAGGAACCTAAGCAGGAAATATTTTCCCAATGCATAACCAGGACCGCAGATACAGATGGCATAGTCTACATGACCTTTACCCCAGAACGTGGGATGACCTCTGTGGTAAGCGGATTTATGAACGAGTTAAAACCAGGGCAGAGTTTAGTAACAGCTACCTGGGACGATGTGGATCACCTGGACGAGAAAACAAAAGAACAGCTTTTAGCGGTATATAGCCCAGCTGAAAGGGACATGAGATCAAAGGGAATACCTGTATTTGGCTCAGGATTGGTTTTCCCAGTTGCTGAAGAAGACATAGTTTGCGAAGATTTTGACATACCGGATCACTATCTAAGACTAGCTGCTATAGATTTTGGATTTGACCACCCAACTGCAGTTTCCTGGGTAGCCTATGATCCAGATGATGATATTATATACATCTACGACGAGCATCGCAGGAGTAAAGAAACGCCAATAACACATGCTTCTGTAATCAATGCCAGAACACCTGGGATACCAGTAGCGTTTCCACACGATGGGTTGCAACATGATAAAGGGTCTGGAATACAGTTAGCGCAACAGTACAGAGATTTAGGCGTATACATGCTGCCAGATCACTTCAGCAATCCACCAACGGAGGGTAAATTAAATGGTAACAACTCTATTGAAGCAGGCCTTAGCATCATGCTGCAACGCTTTGAAACTGGTCGGTTGCAAATTTTTATGTCTTGTGTTGATACCCTTGAGGAAATGCGTCTCTACCATCGAAAAAATGGACGAGTGGTGCCGATCAAAGATGACCTTATAAGCGCAATGCGCTACGCTGCCCTATCCGTAGAACGATTTGGAGAAAAAATGAAAAACAAAACGCACTATCGGAAATACGGATACGAGGAAGAAATTAAATATTCGAGCGCAGGGATAGTATAATGGACAAACTAACTCAGTACTACGTCAAAACTAATGGTAAAATCAATAAGAAAAAGACTAAAAAACTTCAAGAAATGAACGATGTTTTTAAAAATACAATGTATTCTGAAGGGTATCCAGGTCCAATTAGGCGTACAATGATGCAAGGCGTGAATAATCTTATTTCTGCATTTAGAGATGAGGATTTAGCAAGAGCAATGCGCCATGCTAGAAAAGCTGCTAAAATTAAACGTAGCAGGAAATAAAATGGCTCATAACCTAGACGACGATGAAATCCTTGCAATGGTGGAGAGCGAGATTAATGGCTCTTCCGATTATGCAGATTCTGAAATTAGCTCCCAACGTGAAAAGGCAATGGAGTATTTTTACGGGGAGCCGTTTGGGAACGAGGAAGATGGCCGCTCCCAAGTAGTTGTAACAGATGTTCAAGATACGCTAATGTGGATGATGCCATCCCTGATGCGTATTTTCACAGCTGGAGACAAGGTTGTAAAGTTTATACCAGAGGGTCCAGAAGACGAGGCCATTGCAGACCAAGCTACTAAGTATGTAAACCATGTTTTTTACAAACAAAATAATGGTTTTATGATCCTCTACAATTTTTTCCTAGATGCTCTAATGCAAAAGGTAGGAGTTGTCAAGCACTACTGGGAAGATATTGAAAAGACCACAACTGAGTCTTATGAAAATTTAACACAGCAAGAATACAACCTTCTTCTACAAGATGAAGACTTAGAAGAAATAGAGCATACT